ATGGAGTTAAATTCTGCATATGTTCATAGTAAAATAGATATTGGAAAGGATGGTGAAAAAATGATACATATAAGGGTAAAAGAAATACTAAAAGAGAAAAAACGTAGTAAATATTGGTTTATTAAAAATATGGAACGGAGGATATCAAGCCCTTAGTCATTTAATGAACAATGAAACGAGTGGAATCCACTTTGATACTTTAGAAAAAATGTGTGAGATACTAGATTGTGAACCTGGAGATATTATAGTCAGAAAAAAGACTGTTAGAAAGAAGGTAAAAAAAGATGAGCAAATTACTGAAGCAATATGAAGAATTAAAAAAGAATGATGCATCTTCTATTTATCTGTTCAGAGTTGGGATTTTCTATAACATTTTAAATGAAGATGCAAAACTTATTAATGAAAAACTGGGTTTGAAAATAACTGATCTGGGGCCAAGTATTTTCAAATGTGGTTTTCCTGTTTCCCAGTTAGACAAATATATAATACTACTAAATAAGATGAAAATAAAGTATAAAGTTATAAATAATTTGCCCAATGATTCAAATATAAATGACTATTTAAAAAATGTAGAAATAAAAAAAATACTAAATAAAATTGCTGATATGGACTTAAATAATACTACATTTCAGCAAGCATTTAATACTTTATTAGATATTCAAAATAAATTAAAAAATATGAAATAGAGGAGATAAAAATCTCCTCTATAAAAAAACTATTTCAATTTTTGATTCACGATTTTTTGAATAGCATTATAATCATATCCTGCTGCAGTTAATTTATTTTTCCTATCTGTTCCATTTCCCCATAACCCTTTGATTACTTCGTTTGCAATAGTTTCGTTTGATTTTTTATTTGAACTGGTGGTTGATTTTCCAGATAATTTATTATTAACTGCAGATTGAATTTCACTATAATTATATCCTGCATTTTGTAATCTCGTTTTTCTATCTTCTCCGTTGCCCCATTTTCCAGCAATCACCTCATTTACAATAGTATCAATAGATTTTTTATTTGAGGTTGTACTATTTGAAGATTTACCAGTTAATTTTTGATTTACAATAGATTGAATCGCATTATAGTCATACCCTGCATTTTGTAAGGCTATTTTTCTAGTATCACCATTTCCCCATTTTCCGGCAATTACTTCATTTGCTATTTCCTCATTTGACTTTTTACTTGAAGTTGTGTTGTTATTTGATGTATTGCCATCTAATCTTGAATTTACAATACTAGCTAATTCATTTAATTTTCCTTTTAAATATGGTCCAGGGCAATTTGTATTAGAAAACATATCATGTGTAGTTAATGAGCCACTTGGAGTTCCATCATAAGATAATCTAAATCCATGTCTTCTACAAACATCTTCAGCTAAATTAATTAATGAATTCCAAGCAGCATCAGATATTTTCCATTGTCCTCCAACTTCGCAGTTAGAAACTTCAACAGTTATAGCTTGTCTATCATTAGATCTTGAACTTGATGTGTATGCTCTATCGTCTTCATAAACATTGCATACTATCTCTCCATCATTTCCTATACAATAGTTAGCACTTGCTTCTCTTCCTGGTTTTTGAAATATATTTACAGCACATTGTTTTCCAGTAAGAATTCCTGCCATATGATGTGGTGTAAATTTACAAATCCTTTGTCCTGCTCTTCCATGTTCATAATTTCCTTCAGCAGCAATATATGTGCCACTTGCTAATTTTGAAACAGTTCCCATTATTCTTCCCCCTCCTCTTTACCATTTGATAATTCTTCTTCCATTTCTGGAGTTAAAATAATTTCTTCTTTTTCTTCCATAACGAATTCCTCCTTATAAAAAATTAATACTGGAAGATTTTTTATTTTTCTTCCAGTATTGTATAAACACAAGAATTAATTTCTTGTATTAAACTATTTGTTTTTTGCATCATAAGCTACAACTGCTGTTCCTACACCGCCAACAGCAGTAATAACTGCTGTTATTACACCATTAACATCAAGATTTTCAATATGTATTAAGCAGCCTATTATAGATGCTATTGCTATAATTATAATATTTTGAATAGTAATAGGTATATCATAGTTCCATCCAAAATGTTTTGATACTTTACCAGCAACATAAGTAAAAATTGCTGTTATAGCATATACTAAAAATTCTACTGTCATACCAATTTCCTCCTTTCATTATTTTTTCATAACCATTTTTTCTAAATTTTCCTCTATGAAGAATTTTAATTTTAAAATCTCATTTCTTTCTTCTCGATTGAAATTAACAGAATTTATTTTGCAATATTGTAGTGCTAAGAAACCTATTGGTTCTCCATCTTTATTATTCAAGATAATATCAAAAAAAGATGCAACTTCCTGGTCTTTCTTTAATTCGTATGTTGCTGGCATAAGATCTTTAATATCCTCTAAGTTATTAACTACTAATTCTTTTCTATTCAATAGTGTTTCTACAAATCTTGGAATACAAGTTAATGGTATAGATTGAAGTTCCTTTTGATGTCCTTTTACGCCATTACGTACTACTTCAAATGAGCAAGATGTTTTGAGAGCACTACGCCCATTAGCATAGTGCCCTCCGATTATGGAAATCATATATTTGTACTCTATCTGCTTTTAAATATTCTTTTATTTCTTCTAGTCTATTTGTAATTTCTATATCTATTGAACATTGCTTTTGAATTTTCTTGGGCAATGTATTTTCTATTTCTTTTTTTGATTTTATTATGGCTACAATTAATGCAGTTATTGAAACTATAAGAGGAGTCAATTTAGTTATAAATGCAGTTATAATTTCCACCATTTTTTCTAATCCTCCTTTTTATCTTTTGTTGGCCATACTACATTATATGGAAATCCCTCCTGCTCAGGCAAATCTCTTAATTCTTGTCTGTACTCTAGTACTTTTGCTTTTTCTTCACTAGAAATAGGATAATCATCAATTATATATTTGTCAGTTGCATATAATAAGGCGTCTCTTTCTTTTCTAATATATGCTGCAGTTTCATTATAGTCTTTTTCTTTAGCTGATTTTAGCCAATTATTTAAATCATTCTCTATTACTTCAGCAAGATTTTCTCTATAAGGAATTTCTATACTATAAGTATCATAACTATATACTTTTTTATTTGATACCTCTTCATTTTCTAAATTAGATATATTCTGTTCTTCCTTAATATCATCAAAAAAAAGAACGGTACATTTTCCGTTCTCAACGTTTTCTATACTGAATTTTTTTTCTGGCTTTATATCGCTGTATGTTCTTTGTTTCATTTCTAACAACTCCTTTACATTTTTTTAGGCTAATATATGGCCTAAGATATTTTTCGTTAAACTTACTGGAATCACAATGTTTTATCCATCCATAATAACTTAATATTGCTGTAGCATCTGCATAATTTATGGTTCCTTTTTTATATACTTTTTTAATTCTTCTTTTTATTCTTAAAAAATTAGATCTTCGCAATGTAGTATGACCTCTGTAAAATCTATAACCGTATAAAATCTATTGGCCTACTATCAACTTTAAAGAGTTGCCAATTTTCTTTTAATTTCAAATGTTCTTTTTTCAAAAATTCTTCTATTGCAATTTTTATTTTTTTCAATTCCTTTTTATTTCTATGAAAAACGAGCATATCATCCATATATCTGACATAATAAGGAGCTTTCAGTTGTTCCTTTATATAATGATCTAAATTTTGCAAATAAAAATTAGCAAACCATTGTGAAGTATAATTTCCGGATAGGGACTCCATTCTTTGAACTATCTACAATCAAATCTAGCAAATCTAATACATCTCTATCCTTAATAATTCTCATAAATTTTCGTTTTAATATTTCTTTATCCATACTAGGATAGAATTTTTTTACATCTAATTTTAGGCAATATTTTGTATTCTTTCTATCTCTTACTAATATCTTCTTTATATGTTTAGATGCGTAATGAATTCCTCTGTCTTTCACAGATGCACAACAAAATTCATACATACCTTTTTTAAATAAAGGCTCTATTTGTTGCATTAACGCCCAATGAATACATTGGTCTGGATAAAACATAGGTTTATATATAATTCTTTCTTTTTTTCTAGTTCCATCTTGAATTTTCATTTCATGATAAGGACTAGGTTTATATGTTTTATTTTTTAACATATTATGAATTTCTAAAGTGTAATATTCTATATTACAAAGTATTTTATCTACACTTTTTCTATCTTTTTTGCCTTTTGAAGCATTTAGAATAGCTTTTTTTATATTATCAATTTCAATAATTTTTTCATATATATTACTTTTTCTTTTCATATTTTCTCCTGGTAATTTTCTTATTTAGTCTATCGGCTTTTCGCTCAAAAGGAGCTACTAGGTCAATCCAGTTGCGACTTATTTTTGCCAAGGGGCAAGGAAAATAATGTGTAATATAATTATTTTTATAAATAAGTAGGCGGGCACCGTAGTTCCAATTCGTGTTGCTGGAAGGATTGTTACAATTCCACGCAAAGAAACCGGCTTTGGTCCAATTGTTGTTGAAGTTACCACCAACGTACGCTAAAAACCAAACGCAGAAACTCGGCACCGCACACATTAAATCCCCTACAAAGTAGTATATATGCTTTTATAAAAAATTTTAACTATTCTTTGATTGAGTTATTTTATGTGGGAGGCTGGCCGCCCCCACACCCCCGCTTTATCTGGTCATAAGAAGGCGGGCACCGAAGTGCCAATACGCGGCGCTGGAAGGATTGCTACAATGCCACGCAAAGAAACCGGCTTTGGTCCAATGGTTGCCGAAGCCACCACCAACGTACGCTATTCTGTTGCCTTCTGAGCACCAGTAATTATCACACGCTCCTGTACTAGAACTTCCTGCAACTTCTACTGGAAGAGCCACTTCTGGATATTTTTCATCAAGTCCTAATTTCTTTATATAACTGTCGGTAGTATTTGCATTTACATATCCGATTTTTTCATAAGGAGCATCAAATTTATCATTAGTATAATTATCAGGATCTTTACAAATATATGCCACATAATCTTTTATATTTAATCCATCAATATGTTGCCACATATGACCAAATATATCTTCGATACCTCTATAATTTACTGGATGATAACTATTATTATTTAAGCTACCAGATGCATTTCCTAAAGCATCATTACCTCCAGTTTTTTGTGCTGAGCCCCAAATAACGTTATCTACAGCAATATTTACTGGATCCCCACTAAAATGAATTGCTTTACCTGTGATTGAACCATCGCTGTAATCTTCTATTGATGTAATTTCCCTATCTGCTGCAACACTGCTATTCCAAGCATCAGTAGCACCAATACAGATTGTTTTTCCAATCCAAAATCCTGTACCTGCAGATGTAACTATTATTCTATTTGTATTATTTTCTGCTAATAATGCTTTTGCTGTACTCATTGCTACAATACCATTACCAAGCATACTTTGAGAATTATAATGTGCATATTCTACTAGATACAACATTTGTAATAGAAAATAATGATAATCCATTAATTGCCATCCAGTTCCTAAAGCCTTAGCATATGTCCTAAAGTTAGCTTTTGTAGTACTATATCTTGGCACTACACCACTTCTTGAATGTGCTACTATTGTGCTTTCTTCCGTTTCTTCTGTACTTAGCAAATAAGCACCAACAAAGAATTCCTCTGATTTTATATAACCAGCTCTTGCATAGTCAGCAATATATATGTATTCATATACATTTCCAAACTCATCTGGTAGCCTTTCTCTTTTCCACCAAAATTCTGGTATTTTTACCATTACTTCTCCATTAGTTCCATCTGCTTTATAACCTGTTTCTCCATAGTAAGCTAATACTTGTCCTGTTGCAGCATCTACATTACATCTACGCATATGTGACCAAGGATATAGATTATCAAAGTCATTTGCAACTTCTGTTCCGTTTTTGGTTGCACTTGCTGTTAATCCTTCCGCATCAGCAATTCTAGTCCAATTTGGTAATGTATTATCTGTTATCAACCTTTTTATTCCATAATTCTTTCCAGAATATAATTTTGCATTTTGTAAAGCATTTTGTAGATCCTGCTCTGTAACATAAATTTCACTTGCATCAAGTGTTATTGTCACATTACTTGCATTATCTACTATTACATTTATGGTAATGTGTTTTTCTATCTTTTCTGCAATAGAATTATTTATATATTCTGCAGTTGTTCCTGCATTTGCATATGCATATAGAACTTTTGCTTTTGTATCTGGATCTATTGCAAATAATCCAATTTCTCTAAAATAGAACGCATTATTTGCGTCAGTATTTTTAAATATAAAAGATACTTTTGCTTGTGTTTCTTCTGTTATTTCTACTTTTTGAATTGGACATTCTAAAACTTTTGTAGTTAGTGCTGTTTTATCTACAGCATTTCCACTTAAGTTTCCGCTACCTACTTCAGCATGGTCAAATTCTATTTTCTTGCCTTGTAATGTTTTTGCTGCAAGTAGAGCACCTTGTTTTGTTATATATACTTTTTCAAAACCCATTATTTTTGAACCTCCTCAATTTTAATATAATCTTTCTTTATAACACTTAAACCAATATTATTATTTTGATTTATTGTCATATTCTCTTGTTTTTCCTCTGTTGATACATTAATATTAATATAATCTTGTCTTGAAACTTTTGCTCCTGCTTCCGTATTCAAGTCAAAACTTTCATTTTTTATGATTGCATCTGTATTTGGATATAATTCTACATATTCTTTATCACTTGCAAACAAACCTGTATTATTATTTTGATTTAATAAAATATTATCTATTTCTTCAAATGCTTCTGCATTTAGGGTAATATAATCATATCTTGATATCACTGCCCCTATATATTCATTTAGTGTAGTTTCTAATTCATAATTTAATTGTATGTTTGCTGGAATTTGTTTTATTAGATTTGATTTTAACATTTCTGCTGCTTCTGTATATGCTAAATTTATTGTTATATATAATTCATAATCTACTGCTACTAATTTATAATTATTTTCTCCAATAGCTTCGTTTAATGTGTTAATTAACCATTTTAATGTGTAAGGCACCCTATTGTTTATCTTAAATAAAATATTCATTCTTCGTGCTTCTATTGTTTCTGCTTTATTTGTTATTCCATAAATTTTTTCATATCTATCTAATCCATAAGAAGTTGCTGTTTTTACTATTACTTCTTTTAAAATTTTATCTATTAAATACCTCATATTTTCTATTTCGATATCTTCAGCATCAAATATCTTAATAAATTCAAGTACATTTTTTAAATAAGGTGGCATATATTCAATCAATTTCATATAAGTGTCACCTCTTTCAATACAGGTATTTCAAATTTTTGTAGTTCAATGTTTGAAGGCTGATTATTTATTGCAGTATTTGAAACATCTATAACCCCATCTGCATTTAATATTATCGTATCAATTTGTGATTTTCTTATGATTGTTGTCTCTGAATTTTCCCACTCTTGTTTTAACTGTAAAAAATACTCATTAATAAGTTGGGTTACTTGTGTTTTTACATTTTCCATTGATGCTGTTTCTGATATCGTCACATTTGAAACTATGGAAATATCTACTTCCGATACCGTATCAACAGTAACAATGTGTCCAATAGGTGCTAATCCTAATCCTTCATCTGATAAATCTGGACATATTTCATTTTGGACATTTTCAATTAATACATTAGATGCTTTATCATAATTACTATCTAATATTGTTAATTTTACTGTTCCTGGGCCATTCCATATTGGGGTTACTTTTACAGCTCCAACCCCCGCAATTCCTTTTGTTTTATTTTGATAATCAACTACATTTCCTCCAAAACCTTGCTCACTTGTAGTTTCGTAATATCTTGCTCTTAATGAATCATCATCTTCTTCATCTTCTCCAGGAATTAATATATCTGTTAGTTCTGCTCTTGCAAGGTTTTCAATATAATTTACAGGTATTAATGTACCAACACAATTATTCCCTATTGTTCCTAATGATTCACATTCCATTTTATAAATTCCTGTTTCTATTTTTTCTATTGCTTTATATACTAAATCCTCTATTGTGAATCTTTCTCCAATACTAATGTCCATTGGATTATCATTTTCATCATAAAAAGAGCCTTTCTTTATTGCGTATGTTGCTTCATTTCTTGTAAGTCCAACTTGATTTGCTAATCTATCTAAATATTCTTCTACTGCAGTATCTGCAAAAACTAAATCAATATTATTCTTTAATAAGATGTACATTTGTGCTAGTTCTGCTGCTGCTGGAGCTAACGCATTATATATAATACTTCCCTCTCTTTT